AACCTACGGTCATATTGAACAGTGAATTTGAGGCTGTTGCCATTATATTGTCTCCTTAATATTATTTATCTTTAAAATAAAGACCCCCTGAGGGGTCATTTATTATTTCAATGCGGCGATTCCACCTGTATTCAATATACGTACTGGGATGTATATAAATTCAGTTGATTTCACTGGTTCAATTGCAATATCAATCCATAGCTCATTTCTATCGATACGAGCAGGAGTGTTATTTGTATCATCACAAACTACCAAGTAATCATATAGACCACGTTTTGCAACTAAGTCGATGAATAGTGATTGAACAACACCTGTAATTTGACTACGTGTTAATGCATCATTTGGCTCGAATACGAATGGACGAGCAGCAATTTGTAGTTGATAGCGAATATAAGCTATCAATCTTCCAACGTTTGTTCTGTCCATTGCAGTATTGCTAGCAAAGCTACTCTTATTACCGTAGTTCAATAATCCAAGACCTGTGAAGTAAGCCAATGGGTTAATTTGATTTGTATACAATACATCACGTATTGATACACGATTCTTAACAGTAATAAATTCACCAGTTGAACTATTTAAGTAACCGATGTTTGTAGCATTATCAATAGTACCACGACGTGTACCAGCAGCTGCGAACCAAGGATAAGCAACTGTGTCATTACGCAAGAATGTACGCAACATCATGTGACTCGCAGGAACAACTGCATCTGCGCCTGTCAAGTCTGTTGTAATACCGCTTGGATAGAAAACACCTAAGTACTCATCACGTGTTACCCAACCTTCTTCGCCTGTACCTGTTGCACCTACTGCGTTAGTAGCCCAGTTAGTAATACTAGTAGCTTGATCGTTTAATCTCAATGGTGTATCACCAATGATGTATGAAGTATTGTTACGCTCATTGTTTAAGCCTACCATGTCTGGTTGTAACTCTGGATACCCAGGGCATGAAATTAAGTTAAAGAAGTTATCTTCTTCACGTATTGACATGTTAGTACCAATAGCAGCTCTGAGTGCCGTTACTATCATATGACGTTGTGCCTTACGGCCCATGTATGCAGAACCATCTTCCTTCAAACCGCTAGCACTTACCCAAGTATATGAATACTGAGGTAAGCTTCCACCTGCGTTAGGATAGTTACTTTGTGTAAAGTAATTTGTCTTAAACTCTTTAACATTATAACCTGAACGGCGTGTGTTGAATAACAACATACCCTGTGGATATAATTCTGGGTTAGGACAATCTAAATCAACATAGTTGCTTGTCAATAAACTATTGATACTTGGAATAGGATCGTTTACAGGATCTACTGTTCCTGAAGTTCCCCAACGTGCATCAGCAAATAATATACCACTTGAACTTACTTGGTCTGTGTTATCAATAGATACCCATTGATCCACACCTTGTACTTGTGTCCAACGTGATAAGTTAGGGAAGTTCTCTAAATCACTTGCATTCAACCATAGATCACCATATGACAATGGAGATCCAGTGCTTTGTGTAGTTGGTGAAGTAGTTGATATAAGAATACCAATTGGATCAGTTGCGTTGCTACCACTAGTCTTTGGATGACCCAATGAATCATAGTTTGTATTTTTATATCCAACCCAAGTAGGTACACCTGCAACTGTCTTGTTAACCATGATATCAACTTCAGTATCAGTACTATAATACCAATATGTACCATTGACTGGATTTGCTGCAGGAGCACCTAACTCAGCAATATATGTTAACTCAACCCAATTTGACAATGCAGTAAAATATAATGGTCTAGCATTACCTGACAAATATGATACTTGACTTAATGCACCACCGGGTGCAGCTTGTACCACCATTCTAAGGTCATTTACACCATCTAGTCCACCTAATTGACTACCATGAATTGTTATTGTATCGCCTACTTGATAATGATGTCCAGCAGTAACTACGCTTGTAGCATCTTCAATGACATACTCACCTTTATAGTTGTGAATAGTAAATGTAGCATTTATACCTGAACCTGAACTTTCATCTTGAGTGATACCAGAGTGTCTATAGTCAACCAATATACCTTTACGTACACCTACTGTAACTGATGTAAATCCTAATTGATTAATCAACCCGTTACTTTCACCTGCTGCAGTCAAATCACTCAAATAAATCTCACCACCTAAAGTATGAATCAATTGAATTGAACCATCAGTTGTAATTTGTGCCTTTGTATAAGGAATATTTAAAGCTCCCCAATTTAAGACAAATGATGTTGCATCAGTTCCTGTTGTTGTTATATAATAAGGATTTGTCGTTTGATTAGTACCCGGCAAAGATACGACAACGGTCAATACATTACCTGAAGTTATTGTAGGATTGGGGGTAGAACCAGTTACAATAGTAGGTCCTGTTACCAATCTACTAAACAATGTTACACCAGCATCTGGCGTTAAACCACCGTTGGTACTATTACCTGCCATAGCAAACACACTACCTGTTGGGATAGCTTGTCCACCTGAAGAGTCTAATGTTGCAATTGCAGTCAACTCATCAGAATATTTAGATACTGATACAGATTGGAAAGCTGCATTAGCTGCGCTATACTTAGATAATACTAAGTTCATTCCATTACCAGCAGTACTTGTCTTAATCCATACAGAACCGCTTGGTCTTGGATAATCTTGACTACTTGTCCATAATGGCATTTGCGCACTTGTACCATAGGATACATCAGGTGCAAAGTAGTTACCTGCATCAATCCCGATATCAGATAATACTGAACCAGTACCTGCTGCAATTGTAATATAATTACCTGAACCATATTCAGAATAATACAATGACAAAACGCCAGAACTAACTTCAGCATGAATATCTGTTGCGTTCAAGCTGTTAATGATTGTAGCAAGACTACCAATTGAGGTTGATGGTGGAACTGATACTGTTAATGTATATGGTTTACCGTTACCAACAACAGTAATCGTAAACGAACCTGTAGCTAATGGGCTATTTACAGCTGACCCTGAAACTACTGGATAATTATTTTTCCAATCTCTGCTGCCAACCTTTTGCCATGTGTTGTCCATTCCTTTATAAAAATAAGTTGAACTAGACAACATTCCTTGTGTGGGCAATAATGGGATAACTGCGTAGTCACCGATATTACCTAATGTATTTGATGGGTACGGAGTACCATATAAATCAGGTCCTGACACAATACTTGCTGTATCAGTAACAACAATTGGTGTTACTGCATCAAATCTGTGCAATGTTGAATTTAATTCATAAATTCCCCATGTTGAGTTTGTTGTATCTAACCAATATGTGCTATCTGGTGGGGGTCCAATTGGACGTGAGATTTTACCAACTAAAGCACCTAAATCAATATCAGCACGTAAAATCCAACATTGATTACTTACACCCAATAATGAATAAGCTGCCAATAAACCATATTCATTGAGTTCATATCCATGAATAGGTGTACCATTTGTAGTTTTATAGAAGAATGGGCTTCCGAATAAATTAACTAAATCACGTTGGCTTGTAACTTGATATAGTTTGTTTGCATTTGCAGAGAGAGTTCCTGCGGCTATAGTAACTCCTGTTGAATCAGCTTTGTTGTTTGCTGTTGCTAATAAAAGCAGGGGTACTGAACTTGAGGCAGCTGGTAAATATTGACTCTGATCAATAATATCTACTTCTACGCCAGGTGAATTTAGTGCCATTTTACATTTCCTTTAAGTTATAATTGAGAGGCTCAAACGCCTTATCATACTTATATTTAGCATATCTGCTAGAAAAAGGCTGGTTATCTGAACCTTCGAAGGTTTATTTTAATCTAAATACATGATGATTAGACCTATATGTAAAGAATGTAATAAAAACTATAGAGCCGTCAACTATAAACGTGACGGTGTCACACACTATCGTAGTATATGTGATGAGTGCGGATCTAAGAAGGTAAAGACCAAATCTAAAATAGCAAATTGGGAAAAGAAGGGTTATAAAAAGAAAACCACATGTGATTTATGTGGTTTCAAGTGTTCATATCCTAGTCAAATGACAGTATTCTATATTGACGGTAATCTAGAACATGTTGAATTCACAAATTTAAGAACTATTTGTTTAAACTGCGTAGAAGTTGTTAAAAGAAAAGATGTCAATTGGCGTAGAGGTGATTTACAAGTTGATTATTGATTCAACCTGTTTATATAAATCATCAATAGAACCATTGTTCTCTAAGTAATAATCGTAAGTCAATCCAACACTACTGTATTCACTTGCATGAATTTTAAGTTTTTCTAGTTTTGCTTTACTTAATGCCCACAATGAGTTACCATTGGGTCCTTTATTATATTGAATTGCTGCATCATACCATTCTGGTTCAGGACCTCGCATTACTCTAATTGTAATGCCACCTGCATTTTTAATTGCTTTTACTTCATTGGCAAATCTACAGTCAGATATCACTACATTGTCAGTACTTTTTAGTAGCTTGTGTTCCAATGCGGCAATCCATATATCATCATGGAAGCCTTTGCGACATACTTCTGTTCCCCAGTACTGTAGAATCCATCGAGGAGTTAGATTAGGCATATCAAGTCTTTCTGCCCACCAAGGATCTACTTGTTCTCTCCACTCACGACTAGATTTTGTCGTACCCTCTAGCATTTCACGATCCCAACCAAAGACATGTGCTACTGCATCTTTAAGACTATTAGCAAAGCTTTCTTTTTTAAATCCATGAAATGTAGTAAGATAATTGGCAATTGTGTCTTTGCCGCTACCGATGAAACCACACACACCGACAATCATATATTTTCCTTTTTATTTTTACATTTATCCCCATGCCATCTAGCATAGTTCATGCTGTCAATTTCTTTGCTACAATGATAACATTTTATTTTAGGGGATACAAGTTTTTCGGTTCTTTTTCTTTGTCGTTGTTCATCTGTGTGTTTCTTACCAAAGAAACCATTTTTCTCACCAATATTAGCAACTTTCTTTTTAAGTTCGGCTGCTCGTTCTTCACCATACAATTCTTCAAATGTTTTGTTTTTATTGTAGGGTTCTCTTCCTTTTCTATTTTTAGATGCACTTTCTTTCCATGCATTGGACTTTGGTTTACTCGCATTAGCAGACATCTTTTGTTTAGTTTGTTCAGTGTGTTGTTTATTATAGAATGGATTATTTGGCCCTGTGTTAGCAATTGATTTCTCAATTCGCATCAATCTTGCTTTTTCTTTGCCATATAATTCTTCGTATGTTTTTCCTAGTAATCTATTTCGCAATTCTAGTTTGATTTGTTCATATTGTCTGGAAGTTAATGTTATAGTGCGTTGTTGATTATTACTACTAATACAGGTCATGTGGAGTGCGTTGAACATTTTAGTTTTAAATTTACCAGTAGTCATTCTAACTAAAAGTTTATGACATAATAAATGTTCTCTGGGTGTTAGCCAAACTAAATTAGTAATATCATTCGCATCTCCTAAAATAGTGCCAGGAGCACCTTTTCTTTTGCGATTCAAGTAAAATGATTCAGGTATGATATGATGCTGTTCGTTTGGCTCTATATGACCTCTAGTAATTGCGTTATTTACAATAGTGTAGTACCACTTAGTGTATTTGTTCTGTAGGAAAATTTCTTGACTCATACATTTACTTATGCGAACAGGATAAGATAAATGTGCTACTATTAATCATGTAAAAACTCCTATCAGACACTTAGTATATGACAGGAGCATGAAAAAAGAAAGCGTTTATGTTATTTCATTAATTTTGACAGATTGGGATCTCGCATAATGAATTGTTCTGCTGTTTTTATTGCGCGTTGATCTAAATTATCTGATGTAAACAATTCTGCGGCATCATTCTTAGACAAAGGAACTAATTCAATTTTTTCTACTGGATTTGAAAAATAACAATTATCAGGTATGCCTTGATGTAATCCATCAACGTCTAGCCAAGTTTGATTATCAAATGATGACACTACACATAAATGACAAAAATTCGTATTCAGTTTCTTCCGTAAAGTCATCATAATACGATCCTGCCCAAGCTCCAAAAGGTAACCCTGTCAAATTGTGCAGAGCAAATGCCATAGTATCACAATTTCCCGTACGATAGGTAGATTTTGGATCCCTATCTTCTAGTAACTCTCTGATCTTCATGTTAGCCTTGAATCCACGTTAAGGGAGCGGAGTAATCAACATAACGTTTGAGGTCTTCTAGTAAATCTTTCTGTTGGGCTAGACCTTCTGCTTTTAATGCAGTACCGTTTAAGCTTGTGCCGCCACCGGGACCAACAATTGATCCAAATTTTTCACGTGCTTCACCTAACGTTAGTTTTAATGTAGCTAACGTGAAATCACCTATCCAAACGCCGGCACCTGGATCTTGTAACAATTCTGCTTCAGGTCTTTGAGTGTCCGCCCATATCAAAATTTGTTCTCCATCACCTTTAATAGTTCTTACTAAGCGAATTTCTTTAGTCACTGGATTAAATGTGTAAACAACATATCCACCAAACATACGTGCAGCTAATTCAATATAACCTGCATAAAAATCATATGTTGCTAAACCACCTGCATAATTATAATTTAATAGATACGTGTTAAGAATAGCACTACTGAATGGATCGAATGAACTTGAACTTGGACCTGTTTCTAGACCAATTGTTCTACGAAATACTTGTCGTACATTGATAAACTCGCTGGGAAGTGTGTACGTATCAACATAAGATTGTAGTGTTAATAATGTATAAGATTCTACAGTGGCGTTTTGTGCACGTTGGCGGTATATTTTTAGTGCGTAATTGTATGCGGCTTCAAAGTGAGGAGGATCCAATTCTAGGTCAATAATACCCTCACCTAAACGATAGCGTAAGCCTTGAAATAATTGTTCTTTAAGTTCGTCTAATTTTACAACTGCCATGTGATTCTCCAGATATTGTATTTATCTGGAGAATACTCAAGTATCAAAGATCACCGTCTTGGCGATTTTCACTATAATAAGGATCAAACGAACCGCCGGGATAGCGTGATTCTAACTTCTTCACGTTTTCAGCAATGACTTCGTTAGGGTCTAGATCAAGTGCCCTGCATGCATTAACCCAGTACCACATGATATCACCTAACTCACGTTTCATGTGAAAGATATTTTCATCAGTTAGGGGTTTTCCTTGAAAGAAAATCTTTTTAGGAATCTCAATAAACTCACCTGCTTCGGCTGCCATACCTAGACATGCAGTCAACAATAGACTAGGATTGATATTAGGATCACCGTTGCGCAACTCATTAATTCTAGGTGCTAGATAATCATAATTGTTACTTTCCCTTGAGGTAACTGCCTCTACAAACTTACTATATTTTTCTAAATCAATATTCATATCATTTCCTTAAACATTTGTTTTCTTCCTCTTTCACCTATAGTGTCATCAAAAATTTCACGTGTTCTTTGTAACATTGCACAGGCTAACATCAATAGTTCATTTTCATCATCGGTTAGTTGAATACAATTATCTATTGGAACCATCAGCTCATGCATTCGTTTTTCAATGTCAGTCATTAGAATGCTTTCAATATAATTAGATTTTCATTGAATCTACCTGTCGGTACTGTCGGGGTAGCTTTAATATCTTTGAAAAACTTACGAGCCGCAGGCTTACTTCCCATTACCTCTTTAAGTTGTTCACCGGGTTTTCTAAGTGTTTTGATTTCACTTGTAGCAGTATCAAAACCTAGAATTGTGTTACCTTTAACTGTAAAAGTCTTAGAATAATCATCAGCAATATAGTGATGCAATTTACGTTTTGCAGTATCATAAACCCATGCCTCACTTGCACCGTGTAACTTAGTTGGATGTACACTTGTCAAATCAAGCTTTGTAGTTACATCTTTGAATTCTTTCAAATACTTGAGTTTACTTACAATCTTTTCAACAGGTATTGCTTTCTTTTTACGAGGAGCTTTGCTTGCTTTCTTAATACTAATATAACTGTTCAAGTCACCCAATACTTGTTCAATGTACTTAAGAATGTTACGCAACTGAATCTTACCTAAATTACCATAAGCCTCTTTAAGTTCTTTGTCATCAGTCTCATTAAGTGTTTCAAACTCAATTTGTTTTTTCTTCCATACATCAACAATCAAAGGAATGTGTTGAGGTGTAACATTTAATTTCGCAACAATATCTACTGTTTTCGTAGATGTTTTACCTGTAGTAAAAAATTCATCAAAAGCACCTTCTAATTCACCTGCGGCATCACGAGCCTTTTCACGCAAATAGTCTTGAATTGTAGGTTTGTTAATATCTTTTTCTTTTTCAACAACTTCGGGCTTGTGTACAAGTTTACTCAATCTAGAAATTTCATTTTCTAATGTCAGATTTTCATACTCAGATAATTCTAATCCGCGCATATTCATACGTGCCAACCAACACAATGTCATTAGCATTTCATTTTCATGTACTTTACGAATGTATTTGGCTTCAACTTCACGGTTATGATGTTCTAAATAAAGACATAATAACTCTTTAGCATCTTTCTTACCATAAAAACGATTGTACCATGTAAAACTTCTAGTTAATGCTAAAGTTCTACCTTCTGCGTCAGGTTGTAGTGCGAAAAAAGGTTCCTCACCCATGTACTTAGTATCAGCATCTCTAGGATCTAATGCTTTGACCAAATGATCGTCTGTATTTTTGGGTTTTCTTGTCGCCATATCTACTCCTATTTAACGATAATGTGTAATTATAACACAATCTTTATTTAATGTCAAAATTTTGGATATCTCATAGTTCAAAATTCCTTGATAAATACTACATAAATTGGATTAAATAATGCCAAAACTCTCACTATATAGATCAGAAAAAAGTAACGACTACCGATTCTTTGATAGAACAATTGCGGAAATGTTGGAAGTAGGTGCTACGGATTTATACATTCATAAATATGTAGGCATAGCTGATAGTGGCCCAACTGCTAGCTTGTCTATACCACAACGATCTAGTTTAGATCCTACTAATATACAAGACTTATTATTTCTAGAAAATCGTGATCGCCAATATGATGATAATATCTATCGTATACGTGGTCACTATAATGTACAAAATCTAGACTTTGATTTGAGTCAATTTGGATTATTTTTAAACAACGATATCATCTTCATAACAATACATTATAACACAATGATTGAATTGATCGGGCGTAAGTTAATGGTTGGTGATGTGCTTGAATTACCTCACCTAACAGATTATCACCCGTTGAATGAAACTATTCCGACTAGCCTACGTAGATATTATCAAGTTACTGATGGTAACTTTGCTAGTGAGGGTTTTAGTCAAACTTGGTACCCACATCTATGGCGTATCAAATGTGAACCATTAGTAGATAGTCAGGAGTTTAGTAACATTCTTAAAACACCAACAAGCACAGATAATTATTTGGGAGACTGGAGCAAGACTGCTACATATGTACCAGGCTATGTTGTTAGTTATGGTAACACAAATTATGTTGCACAACAAAATGTACCAGTGGGGACACCTTGTACAATTCTTGATCCAGCAACAGGTCAATATGTAGTGAATACACCATATTGGGCGCTAGATACTGCTGACAGTCTCAAAGATATTATTGGTCGCTACAATCAAAATATTCAAGTTAATGATGCAATGATATCAGAAGCCGCTAGAATTGTACCTAAATTGGGTTACGATAGAAGTCAATTGTATTTGGCACCCACTGATACTGCAGGCAAACCTGCACCCCCTGCTAATTTGACTGTTGTAAAGGGCGCGCCTGTACCAACAGGTACTGTTGTAACATTAGGTCCAAGTCCTTTTATACGAATTGGTCCTGCGGCACTGGTCGGAATTCAAGATTTACCTATAGGTTCACGTGAATTATTAAATGAATTAGTTAGAGTGAGTTTATCTATTGTTCAACTTGCGCCTGAAAGAACTGATACTGGTTCGGGTCAAGTAGAAGGTGATTTTGTTATTTCAGCGCATGCGCTTTCTTCTATCACTGCACCGTATGGTACAAGTGACAATACATACTCAGATGCAGGGCAAGATCCTAGTTTACCTTCTTTTAATCAGGCGTTAATTGTTGATACAAACATAATGGACTTTAGAGCGGACGAAGACCCTAGATTTACATTCATTGTTAGAACATCTCCTAGAGGATATGGTTATACGGATGGTTATTTAGTAGGTGATGGTACTGCACCTAATGGTTTACCCTTCAAGTCTGGTATTGCATTCCCTTCTAATCCGGCCACAGGTGATTACTTCTTACGATTGGATTACTTACCGCAAGTGATGTTCCGTTGGGATGGTTCATTATGGGTCAAGATAAGCGTCAATAACAGAGTTTCAGGTGGACTAAATCAAAATCAAACTCAATTGGGTTCATTCATTAATAATAGCAATGTCACAACTCTTACAAATGGTACTACGATACCAGAAGTACAATCACTTTCAAGCATACTTAAGATTAATGTAGATTAAGAGATACATAAAAAAATGTTAGAAAATAAAAAACATCCGTTCAATAGTTCTAGTAGAATTGACCCCAACAAAATAAAAAAATGGTGTGATGTATGCAACAAAGAAGTTACCTTACCTGTATTTGGTAGATTTCATAAACACTAAATAACTATAACTAAGGAAATAAATTGGCAAATTACTTTTATGATTCACAAATAAGGAGATTCCTTATTCAATTCGCCCGGGTGTTCAGTGACTGGAATGTTACCAAAGGTAAAGACCCGGCAGGTAATGATATCATTGTACGTGTACCAATTCAGTATGGTGACACAAGTAGAATGGTTGCTGCACAACAAGCCAATAATAGTCCAAGTAGTTTACCAAGTGCGCCTATGATAACTTATTATATCACTGGTGTAGAGTATGACCAACAACGCACACAAGATCCATACTTTTTAGATAAACTGAATGTAAGACAACGTTCATATGATCCAGTGACCGGTACAACACAACCTACACAAGGGCAAGCATTTACAGTAGAACGTATTATGCCAGTACCTTACACATTGAGAATTACTGTGGACTTTTGGACAACTAACTATAATCAAAAATTAGAATTATTGGAACAATTAGGTGTATTGTTTAATCCTAGTATGGAAATTCAAAGCACTGATAATTTTATTGATTGGACAAGTTTAAGCGTAGTATACCAAGATGGATTAACATTTAGTAGCCGTAGTATACCAACTGGTAGTGCTAATCCCATTGACGTAATGTCATGGAAATTCTATATGCCTATATGGATTAGTAGCCCAAGTAAAATCAAGAAACTTGGTATTATTCATAAAATTATTGCTAGCATATTTCAAGGCAATGCGCTTACTGATATGCAAGATGATGCATTGTTATTAGGCACACGTGAGAAAATCACACCATATGGATATAAAATATTGTTGATAGGCAATACATTACAAATTATCAGAGCAGACCAACCGTTCAATCCCGATAATAAACAAATTGATTTACCACCTAACCCAGATGATCAACTCTATTGGTCTAGTGTACTAAATGTATACGGTACTGTCCGTCCAGGTATCAGTCAAATATGGTTACAAAATCCTTACATGACCAGTGACATTGTGGGTACTATTGCATTTAATCCTACTGATGATAGATTATTAATTTATAATATTGACGTTGATACATTACCACAAAACACATTACAAGCAGTTGATAGTATTATCAATCCTCAAGCAAAAGGTCCTAGTCAAGGCTTACCTGCTGTAGCTGATGGTCAACGTTATTTGATTGTTGAACCAATTGGTAGTAATACTAATTCAGTTTTAAGCTATAGTGTTTGGGGAGGTGTTGTTGCAAATGCAAATGATATCATTCAATATAGTGCAACGACAGGTCAATGGTCTGTTGATTTTGATAGCGTAAATGCACCTAATGTAGAGTATGTTACTAACATTACATCAGGTGTACAATATAGATTTGCCGAAGGCATTTGGACAAAATCCTTCGAAGGATGGTATGACCAAGGTGATTATAATATAGTAATTTAATGGTCAACTTCATAATAGATAAATCATACTATGAAGAATAATTCGGGTGGCGTATTCTTTTACGCCAATGACACACAAAGATTTTTATTTTTACTACGCAATGATTCTAAGAACATTGGTAACTGGGGCATTCCAGGTGGAAAAATAGATGAAGGTGAAACATTGTTTGAAGGTGTTAAACGTGAGTGTATAGAAGAAATTGCATTCTTCCCTGAGCAAGCCAAACTCATTCCAATTCAAAAATTTGTCAACAATCAATTCACGTATCATACATTCTTTTGTAAGATAGAAAATGAATTCATGCCTGCATTAAACAATGAACACGTAGGGTATTGTTGGGTAGATAGCAAACACTATCCAAAACCATTGCATCCCGGACTATTCAATACAGTAAACTTTGATGTTGTACAAACTAAATTACAAAACCTCATAAAAAAAGCGCCCTAGGGCGCTTTTTTATTGTTAATTTAAAATTAACACCAGTTATTAACTGATACTTCTTGTGCAGTTGTACCTGTGATTGTAGTACTATTCTGATTGAATGATAAAATATATTTTACTCCATCAAAATCTGATCCCCACTTATTTGTGATTGATTGCAATCTTACTGTAGTTGAATCATGTTTAGTAACTGTAATAGTCATAGTATCATTAGCTAAACTTGAATTATTAGAATCAGCTAAAGTACAAACACCGGTGTTTGTACCATCTGTTACTAAAAATTTATGTTTGGCTTTTTGACGTAAAATATAACCATTAGCTTCACTATTAGAACCAATCTTTACTCTAGCTTGAACTAACAAACTATCATGCGGAGAAGTAGTATTACTACCACCAACAACGCCTGGTTCTACATCACTGAATGTATTATTAATTGTACCGTCATTAGGATATCCAGTATCTATTAACTGAGATGTATCACTATTGTATTTTGCGATTTTAAGAGGTCTTCCCATGATTCTGTTCCTTAAGCGTTATCTAATTTAACTGATACACCACTAACAGCTGTATCTAATACCCATTGTGTACGAGTACCGTCTGCAAATTGTGAACCTGTATTTGGTGTTAATGTTACCAAATTGTGAGTTAGTTTAGTAACCCAATATGTTCCACCTGCACTATCAGTAGCATTAATACTCATCTCACCTATTGCATTTGGTGTACCTGCTTTAAGTACACACTTGCCAGTACCTTCAGCAGTAGTTACCTTGTATTGACGAGTGCTTTCTTGCTTATTAATGTCAGCAATTTGATTTGCAGTTGATACATAAGCATAAGCAATAATTGCAGGGAATGCTTCAGCATCATACGGTGTACTATCATCAGTTGTATATGTCAATGTACCAACTGCAAGAATTTCACCACCGTTTGGTGCAGTTGTGAATGCAATTGTTTCTGTACCAATATAGCCAGAACCAGGATCAGTAACTTGTAGATAACTAATACAAAAACCTACATCAAGTTTAGCACCTGTACCAGATCCACTATCTGTAGTTGTATTACTTGCACCATATTGATATGTTGTACCATACGCATAGTCAATTGAACTTACTAAAGTTACAGCTTCTACACCGTATGTAAATGTAACTGAACCTCCTGCACCATTATTATCACCAGAACCAGAGCCATTATAGTCTCCATTACCGCGTGTATTATAATTTGGTGTTGAGCTTGGTGAGTTAGGTCCACCTACAATAGCTTGAGCAGTAGTAGGGGCATGTGTACCATCAGTACCATCCCATACACCGTATACACTTGCACCAGCATTGTAACCTGTCAAATGATGGCCTGAACCGTCTGTAGTTATACCTTTAAGAATAGTAGGACTTGTCCAGTGACTGTTAATAAACTGATCCCAAACAATCCACTCAGTACCATCCCAATTAGTATTACTACCAGATGTATTCATTGACGCACTAATAACACGTAGTTTAGTTACACGCCATGTTGAACCATTAGCATCGGTTAAAATATCACCAATTTGATATCCAGTACCTTTTGCATTTGGACTAGCATTTTGTGCGTTACTGTGAACTACACCTGTTGCTTGTTGTCCACCAGGCAAAGTTGGTGCTGAAAATGTTGCAATTGTAGGTAAACGATTAATGTAGTTACCACCGTTACTAGCAGCGAAACCAGTAACACCTTGACCACCGATACCTTCATGTGAACTATTTGTATCTGTATCTCTATTATCACCAGTATCGTTGGTGTTTACGTTTCCGAAAAATCTCTTTGGTAGAGCACGTCCCATTTGTTTTCTCCTTTGTAATGTGACCGTTCTAGGGCCTACGCAGTGGGTTTACTGCATAAACTCTTTTCAATTAAGAGTAGAACTGTTAGTATTTATCTACAAAGGTACTATTTATTAGACGCTTTTAATTCGTTAACTTGATCGCTCAGAGTTTTAACTGCCTCGATTAGTAAAGGAACTAATAATTCATATCTTACTGCTAAGTAAGGATCTTCTTTGTTTTCAGGTACACCAGGCGGAGTAAACTGATATGTTGCTTGTGGTAGTACTTTTAGTACATCGCCGGCTAATACACCAACCAATTTATCATTTTTACCTTTATAGTTATAATAATAACCTGCAAGTTCTAATACTTTATCTAATGCATTGTCAATAGGTACAAGATTTTCTTTTAATCTAATATCAGATGAATTATAAAAAGCAGTAATGTCACCTACAGCAGTAATACTACTACCGGCAGTAACAGCTCCACCTATACCAATAGCACCGCTTACTGTTAAAGTAGACAATGTACCAACTGAAGTAATGTTAGCTTGCACATTACCGCTTACAGTAACTGCTAATGTTGAACTTGATGCGCTATCAGCACTTGATGCATGTGTAGCACTTGCAACTGGTCCCGATACGGCAGATCCAGAAATACTAGATACTGTGGCTGGTGGTAAGTTTGTTAAATGACTTCCATCACCTACAAAATAACCACTGGTTGTAATATTGCCACTGACATTTAATGAAGTTAGTGTACCAACTGATGTAATAGCAGGTTGCCCAGGAGTATAAACTGTGCCTGCAATCAATGCATTAGCAACTTGCCCAGTAACATTAGCACCTGCTATTGAAAGAACTGAGTTTGCTACATTTGCATTTGCTACAAAGCCGGTAACATTAGCACCAGCGATGTAACTTAAGTGACTACCATTGCCTATGATATAATTACCAGTAACATTTCCTGTAGTATTCAATGCAGTTAATGTACCAAGACTAGTGACATTGGGTTGAGCGGCAGTAGTTAATACGCCTGTTAAATTGCCCGTTGAGATGCCATTAGTAACTGATAATACTTTAGATGCCGAATCAAATGTAAGTGACGAATCACCACCAAACACACCTAGCTTGTTAAATTGAATTTGTGAGTTTAAACCACCGGGTGTTCCACCAGAACTAGTACTAGGCGGTTGTATCCAAGCAAGGTTACCATAACCATCAGTAGATAAAACATAATTTTGTAATCCGCCGCTAATGTGTAAATTACTAACAGACCCTAAATTAACATTGGCAGTATTAACAAAATTAATACTACCTGCAGAATTACTAACTGTTAACCCAACTAGTGACCCCACACTAGTAATATTTGGCTGTGCACTAGAGTACACAGTAGCAGCCAATGCTGAATTACCGACTTGCCCCACAACATTACTTGCTGGTATTGCAAATAAATTTGCACCTGAACCACTGAAGTAATTAGCAGTTACTAAATTACCTAAATTAGCATTTGCACCAGTAATGTTACCAGTGCTTGTTAATTCAGCAGTAGATATATTACCACCTACATATAAGTTTTGTGTTGTATAATCATATGTGAATCCTGGTGATCCACCAAAATATCCTGCGTTTGCAAATTGAACTTGAGTATTGCTACCAGCAACTGATCCGCCACCTCCACCACCACCGGTCTGTGCAGTCCAACTTAAATTACCAGCACCATCAGTTTGTAGGACATATCCATTATATCCACCTTCAATTTTTATATTACCAATAGAAGTGTCAAAAACACCTGTTAATTGACTAGCATTAATTTTACAGTTAGCACTATTTGTGTATATTTGAGTAACAGAAGGAGAAATCCCTTGTGGAGGATCTATTAATGGATCATTACCAATGTATGCTAATTTAGTATCAGTAGCAAAACCGATTTCCCCAATGTCAAGTTGTGGTAAATCAATGTTTGCACCTGTTCTGTGCTGAATTTTTGAAATCTGGACTATCGCCATAGTATAACCTTTAGTAGATTATACTATTTATCACGTTCTAAAGGAACTTTGAGTAGTACTGTTCTAGTCTAGTAAACCACATATTAGAGTACTTTTCAAATTCATTACCCTCTATAATAAATTCTTGATATAATCCTGTGGGATCACACATAAAAATAACGCCTTTGCGTATTTTTGTGCCATGTACTTCATTATGTGCATTAGCATAAGCCGCTAATTGAACAAAGTAATCATCAATCCATTCACGCTTTTTAGGTTTATTTGTTTGTTTGTGATCCATAATAGCATCACTACCATCATGCACACCACATAAGTCTGTAGTGCCTGCATATATTTTAGGAAAGTATAATGCAACCTCAGTACCCCAAAACTCAGTACATTTGTTCATACCTTGTTTTATAATACTTTGTGCCATCATATGACTTTGAATACTGTATGGATTGCTACCTGGGTCTCCTGTGTATCCTGTCTTTACATAATTCTCAAGCCATTTATGCATTCGTGTTCCACGACCTGCTGCTTCAGTTGTAATTGCTTGTGCTTGAACTGTACCAACTCTTTTACGCCAGTTAGCAAGTGCTTGTTTGCTTTCTTCTGATTTAGTTGCGTCTAATACTGTAGTAACGCTTGGGAGCTTTTCACCGTCGGGAGTAAGATATCTACGCTTACCATCGACTTCTACCCGTTGCATGGGTTGATAATTATATTTGTTTGGATTGTACATCAAAGTATTATAATACTTTTTTATACTGTGTGCAAGTTATTTGGATAGTTGTTTACTAGCCATTTTTTGTAGGGTTTGTTCGTTGTCGGTTGGTTCAGACTCACCATTATCATCTACTTGACCCTTAAAGATAACATTACCTTGCTCAATGCTATCAATGATATTGACTAAAGGTTCTTTTTTAATGACATCATATATGTCACTTTTATCAATTTGAACACCCTCGTTACGTAGAATATCTAAGAACTCATCTAGTGGTAATGTCTTACCACTATCCTTAAAATCATCTTCAAGTTCACTGGCAACCGCAGTCAACTTAACACGTAGAGGGTTATCTTCAACAAACTCAAAGAGTCTCATATATTAACGAGTTGAACGACCTACGTTTGGCACTGGCTCTTCTTCTGGCTCTTCTGGTAGTTCAGGACCTTCATCACCTAGATCAGGAGTTTCTTCATCACCTAAACCTAAGTCATCAGCACCCATTTCAGGCTCTTCTGCACCGCCCATCATTCCACCTTCAAAACCACCGCCTTGACCAGTGATTACACCTAATGCACTTTGTAATCCTGATTTAGATGATGTCAATGCTGCTTGCAATTGTGTTAATGCTTCGCTTACTTGACTATTAAATTGTTCACCTTCGTTAGTACCAATTTCAGCATTAACTCCGTCAACAACTGCTGGTAATTCTTTAACCAACATGTCAGAAACGTTCTCAATCATTTTTTGCATTTCGTCAATCATCTCATTAGCTGCTAAAACAACTTGAGATTTTTCAACTTCTTCATTCTCTACAACAATACGTTGATTGTACATAGGTTGAGTTTTCAAATCACCGTAATGATGATTCAATGCTTGTTCCATGAACATTAACTTCATATATGAAGGATTTTGTTCGCTAGTAAATGCATTGTCTGATGCTTTCATTTCAGCCATCAATCCTTTAACTTTACGCAACATTTTAGATGTCTCATATAGACTCAAATTATCAAGATTGATATTTGTGTTAAAGTTTTCCTTTAGAGCTTTTTTAGCGACTAAAGATGGTTTCATGTTAAATTCTGTTAGTTTCATATGGTTTTTCCCAAAATACTTATAAAGTATTTATCATTATATAAATTATTTTGCACTTAAGTTGTTGAACTGCTTGTGCTGCCATCTACTGGTCATGTTAGCATAATGGTCTAACTCAACCATAATCCTAGCTTTTCTTACTCTTTCTTCTTGTAATTTTGTGTCAGCTAAAGTAAGAACTTCAAAATTTTTAGCATTTTTATAGTTTTTTTCGTGTAGTTTGATATGCTCTAATGTACTTGCTAGTAATAAATCTAGTTCCAAAAGACGTATAGATTCTGTAATTTGATTGCATCTATCTAGGGTAGTCCAAATTACTGCGTTTTTTAATGAGTTAAATTTTTTAGAAGTATGTGTATAATGCTTACTGGCTATATAGTAACCATCTGAACTGATTATACTGTATTTTCCATATAGTTCATATTCACCTGTAGGATATTGTACAATAATATCATTAAATATTTTGCTGATTTCTTCTTTATCTAGTAACCGTTTAAAAATCTTAAACATTTCTTTTTCATTCATCTTCTTCATTGGTTATTACCTCAAAATATATATTTCTCAATTCAGGGGTTGTATCTAAAAAATTCGGAAGTTTAAACCATTCTGTATCAACTTTAATCATAGGAACTGTATCACAATCATTGTACAAATATCCCAAAGGGTTGACCCCATCATCAAATACACTCTTATGTATAATATCAAATTCAAAAGACCAATGATTAGATATTTCTTCTTCTATAAACATGAATCCAAACTCATTAATTGAACCTTCGTGTTGTGCAGGAGTTGATATATTTTCAGGCTGACTACGCAAAGATATGATTTGGACTATTGTATCTAAATTACATTGTGTATTTCTTTTACGTTCCCATTCGGCTAATTTATCTGGACTACCATTAATAGGAGATTTACGATTAACAATCCCTGTCTTGGTAATATCAAATAATGTATAGCAACGAATTCTCATACAGTATTTATAAAGGAAAAAAAACCCGAGAAATTCTCGGGTTTTTTGATAAACTAATGTTTAAATTAGTTTGTGAATGTTGCTGAGTAAGCTGTTGAGCCACCAGTAGCAGTATTCAATGTACCTGTTGTCCAAGCACCAACTGGATAAACTGCAACTGCTAGTGTATCTGTTGTTGTGTCTGTTACTTCGTACATGTAAACTGTAGCCAATTGTTGAATAGCATCAATAGTTGCTTTCAATACTGAACCGTCAGTAGCTAAGTTAGCCAATGTGATAGTGAAGAATTCTAATTTTGGACCTTGTGGTTGAACTGTAGCTGCTGAAGTTGATGCATTAACTGAACCAACTGCATATGAACCTGCGTCCATGTTTGATACTGGTTGAAAGTCACCGTGTGATCTTGTAAAATATGTCATGATATGTTTCCTTTAAAAATTTGAGTTCATATAGACCTCATACATATATTTATGCCTGGCACAAAAAAATGTCGGTTTTGGTCAACGTCCCAAGAGATTTTGACGGCTGAAGCCCATTCTATCTACGAATTTGAACCCATTGGCTACATAACCCTCTTGAGTTTGAGTACCGTCTTCTAAATATCCTTTAACTGGGCTATTTTTACTTGCTTTGTCAAGTTGTTTGACAATGGGGGATTTCATGTTATAGATAGCGCTCCAAATCATAAATGCGCCTATTAATCCCTGCTTATTGACTTCAAAATGTCCTGGAACTTTCTTATTTGTAGCAGGATCTTTGTACCCGAACATCTTATTTCTTACTGTATCAGTAATTTGTTTACTAGATGCAAATGCCATAAAATCTTTCAATAGATTTTGAAAATTACCTTCACGTACTTTTTTATTGATAAACGATGTAAACAAATTACTATTAAGGTAGCTTTTACATCCTGCAGGGGCTACCAATAATTGATCAACTGCAGGACCATACTGGTCTATTAGTTGCAACGCTTTAGTTCTTTGTTGCTCACTATATTTTAATTTAGGTGCTACTGGCATCTTACTAGGGACAATTGCAACATTACTATTGTTTTTCAATTGTCCTATGCTACCATTTAAACTAGTAGCCTCATCTGTTGATAATGCAGTAGGTCTAATGTATTGATGTACTGCTATTCCGGCAATTTTATCCTTGAGTAACATACCTATTTCGCTTTTAGTATCTACTGTATATGTAATTCCATTTGGATTTGCACGGAATTTAAATAAACCATTTTCGTCTTGTAAGGGTTGGCTGAATAATAAATCACCCCAATAATATCCTGAGCCCTGATCTTCACTACTTAAACTTTTCCATATATGCTTTAATATTTCATGTAACCCAGAACGATCTACCCCACGCTCTAAATCATACTTTTGAAACAGTTCAGGACTATATGCCATTCTTCCGGCACCGTCTTTTTTATTGAACATATGTTTATCCATAACTGCAAATTTACCATTTGGTCCACGACCAAATATTAATGCTGGATACCCGTCCCATTTAATTGTAACTACGTCAGGATTTTGTACTGTTGTTACCATAGCATTAACTGCTGCTTTGGCGTACTTACTTCCACCTATGAATATAGAATCCTCAGGATGGTCTAAATGACCTTTATCTTCTTTGATAACAGTTTCATTTAGACTTTCAAGTTTAACGACTAAATCTCTAATTGAGTTCATTATGTAGTTGGTAATTTTTTCAATTGTGAAACAATTGCACTGTACTTGGTTGGATTAGTTTTTCTCAAAACACCAAGTGATTGGAATACTGTAGCTTGAAGTGCTTTTGGATCATTACTATGTTGAAGAATAGTATTTGCCAATGGATTTTTATATTGGCCTCCTGCAGATGCAACTCCAGAACCCGCTTGTGTGCCTGCGCCTGCTTGTGTATTTGTAGCAACATTAGCAGTAGCTACTTGGTACAACAAAGCACCTAATTGTTTAACCGCAGTGCCACCGAAGTTAGTAGTATCTACATTTTTTATTGCAGTTTGAACTTGTGCTTTGTATGGGCTATTTGCTATATCCCATCCCTGACTAGACGCCAATGACATTATAATGGCATTTGTGTTTGGTTTAACCCCAGATTGTCTAGATGCGGCTAATTCGGAACGCATTTTACCAATAAAATCTTTGACAAAATATTGTTGTGTTGCAAGATTTTTACCTACTCCTGCTTTACCTGTCAATGTGTAATGTGCTTTAGCGGCTGCGTCGCCTACCCGACCGGCTGCATTAGATGCAACATTGGCTGCCGAAGTTCCAAATTGTTTTGCTGTGGCTCCAAGTTTTTTTGTAGTAGTTCTAAGTTGACTTGCGGTAGGCACGAATCGTTTTGCATTATTTCCTGCTTTGGAGACTATACCTTTTACATTACTAGTGGTATTTTTAATATCGTCCCACACACCTTCAGTAAGCACAACTTCATTGATTTTCATTTTTTTTCCTAATACTTTTGGAAAATCTATCCTGATCTCTCGCTTTGATTGCACTTAACAATTTACGCTCTAATATTTGAGCTTTCTCAGTATCATAATGCTTGTTAATCATTTCTAAAAGATTAATTGCACTGGTAATTATGTTATGGGCACGGCTCTCAATGATATGTTTAGTATCACGATTATTTCCAATAGCCTCTAATTCCTCTAGTAAACTGCGAGTTTTCTTTTGCATGATATAGATATCCTATTAGTATTTATCATCTTTTCAGATTGTTGAGCATTGCTTTAAGTTTTGAGCTACCTACATCTGCTTGAATGTGCTTATTTACAGGTTCTATTTCTGTGTGAACACCCTCATTTACGGTTGTGACATTACTTTGTGGCTTTAATCTACTCATAATATCACTTGGACTGGGCTGAGATTGTCTATTTTCTTGTTGTTCCCCATAGCCATCTGGGTCAGGGTCAGTAATTCTTAAGGTTTCTACGTCAAATGCTAATTCAATCTTTTGACCTACCCCAGAACTACTACGTGTTTTCATCAATTGTAACTGATATTGACCACGCTCCCTCATACTTCTGCTTGTAAATATACCAAATACATTATCCGCAGTATTAATTTTAGATATACCACCACTAATGTGACTATGATCAAACTCAATTTCTTCAACCGCAGACCTATTTAATTGACTAGCAGTTACGAATAACACATTTAATTCTTTTGCTAAATTTCTTAATTCCTCTGAAACATACTTGTCTTTGACGAATAAATCGCTTGGACTGACTTTTGCACTAACTGGCATAATTAAGTCCAAATAATCAATACACAAAAAGTCAACTTTCTTCTTTGTTTGAATTTCTAGTTCTTTGCAATATGCACGAATGTCGTTGACTGTGCTTTGTGCTGGCATATACTTAATACGTAACATACCAGCTTTCTTTTGTATCATCTTTACCTTCATCTCAACATTATCAATGTCTTTAAAGATTTCTCTACTACTTGTATCAGTCATCATACTATCAATACGCATTGAACAAAGCCCCTCACTCAACTCTAATGATACATAAACACCATTCAATCCCGCTTGACTCCAGTTGACTGCCAAGTTTTGCATGAATAAAGATTTTCCGGACCCAGAGCCTCCCGCAAAGATTTGTAGTTCTCCTCTGTTAAATCCTCCATAGAGCTTTCTATCCATTGAAGGCCATCCTGTACTATTTTGTCCGTTGTTGCTTTTAAGTTGCATAAGCCTCCCCCTGGGATCAGCAAAATAATCCATACCCATATCACGTTGCAAACTAATCTGTACTGCATCTTTAATTAGTTTCTCAACTGGATCATACTCACCTTTCTCCAATAAGTCTGCACTTTTAAGAATCGCTCTTTCTAATTCTTGTCTACGTGTAAATGCCTCAAACTCATCCAAGAACCATTCGTTATGACCATCAATCATTTCTGTTATTGGTTCTATACTTATACCAGTTGCCGCACTTAGTTGCGTTGGATCAGGTACAACATTATATTTGTCACTATGTTCTTTGATAAAAGCGGCGACAGGCCTTAATGACTTTTCAAAATTATCAGGGTTCATAATGTTCATAACCCTAGTGTATAACTCGCTATTTGTAACCATCAATCGCAGAAAATATTTCTGCACTTCAATATTATAATCCTTTAACAATTTGTCTTTTCCTTAATTCTATTTTAATTTTACTATTGGTAGCACTTTGCAATATACTTAATAGTGTAGGCAGTTTTCCATATTTTACTACTGCATCATTTACATCTTTTATATCCTTTTCCCATTTAGGTAAACTAACACTATAACCTAATTCTAATGCTCGGTCAGTTAATTTTAATCCTGATTCATCTCTATCGGGAACAAATATGATTTGTCTATTCAATGTTGCAAGTAATTTACTTTGCTCATCACTAATATCATTATGCATTAATGCGACCCCATCGATACTCAATGCATCGAATATCCCTTCGGTGACTATGCACACACTCCAATCATTGAGCTGAACGTCAATATTAAAAACATATCCAGGCTGCTGGTGATTTATGTATTTTGGAGTTTTGTTATCCAAGAATCTACTTGTATGTCCTACAATTTTATTTTTATATGTATAAGGTACTACAACTCTATTGTTGTTGCGTCCTGTTTCATCTGGCGTTACGATGAATGGATAACTGTTAATATCTATGCACCT